CATTCGGACGTGGCACATTCGGTAAGATGCCACCGAGTAAATTAGGTGATGCGTCCGGACCTCCACCAGTTAGATTCGGTAAGGGTGGTCAATTTAGTGGTGGAGGATTTGGTGGAGGTAAAGGATAATGCCGTGGCAAGAGGTAATGCACAAGTGGAAAACTGGTGCATTAAAAAGCGGCGGAAGTGGAAAGACTGTGAAGTCACAGAAACAGGCTGTGGCAATCATGCTTTCAGAGAAACGTAGTCCTAAGAAGGAATATCACAAGGGAATCGGTCACACCAAGTTAGGATGATATATGGGATTCTGGGGCACACTGGGAAAGATTGGATTGGAAGTTGCACCATACGCGGCGGCACCATTTACAGGAGGCGCATCGCTTCTAGCGGCACCTGCTGCAAATGCTGCGGTAAAGAAGTGGGCCGCAAGTGATGCACAGAAAGCGGCAGCACAAGGAATTGCACCAAGTAAATTCGATAAATATCTTACGATGGCTGGTGATGTAGCTAGTATGGTCACACCTATGGGTGCGGCTGGTGCTGGCTTAAGTACTGCCGCAAAAGTTGCAGGAATGGCTAGTAGCGGTTCGGCAGTAGCTGGTGATATTGCGAATATTGCTAGAGGTTCTAGCACACCGAATACTAATGCAGGAAATCCCGGCTACTCATCCGCGGCCGGAGGTGGTGGAGGTGTAGCAAAGAGTGCAGCGAATACTAGCGGAACTAATGGCTCGTCACCAATGCCACCCACTGTTGGGCCGGGAGGTAGCGGAGCTACATCTAATCCACAAGGTAATGGATTGGGACCAAGTTGGGCACAGAGATGGGGAGGTGGCCCAGCAGGAAATCCAAATGTTAAGCCAGTAATGCCAATGGGTGGATTTAATTACTGGCAGAATCCAATGAATCAGTTAAATCAATCTACTCCTAACTTGGCACAAAGTATATTCCAGGGACGGCAAGAGGCGATGGCAAATCAACCGTGGCGTGGTGGATACGGGACCACAATTTATTCCGGTATACCACTACAGCCAACACCGATTCAGATGCCACCAATCTATCCGAATAATACTCCGCAACAGAGGCAATTCTTTGGCAACCAACAACCTCAGTAATAAGTCGGAGAACGAATTACCTTCAGAAGAAGTTCAGCGTCTTCTGAAGATTATATTCGATCACTGTGAACAAGAAGATAGAGCTGTGCGCGATCGCCAAGTGCGCGAATGGCGTAGGCTTAAACTGTTGTGGGAAAATCTTCAAAACATCTATTATTCGGAGATAGCACATGACTGGCGTATTCCAGAAATGGAAAGAAGCTATGAAGTCTCTGATCAGCAATACTATGACAAGCCGGTCAACATTTACCGGGCTTACCTTGAGTCAATCATTGCTGCTCTGTCTACTACTGTTCCTCCTATTACTTGTTATCCTGATGACGCTGATAATCCCTCTGACTTGGCAACTGCCAAAGCTGGGGACAAGATAGCTGAGCTAGTCTACAAGCATAATAACGCGCCACTATTGTGGCTGCACTCATTATTCACGTTCTGCACGGAAGGAATGACAGCGATGTATTCCTATCCGCATGATGACGAATCATATGGAACATACGATGAGAATAAATATGAAGATCAGACTACACTGAATAATGTTTCGACGTGTCCGAATTGTGGTTCGGAGATGAGTAATGAGCCGGCACCTCCGCCACAAATTGATCCACAAACTGGTCAACCAATGCCACCTACTGAGAAGGCATTGGATTCAGATGCGTTTCAGCCTGGTCCACCAGATTACTGTCCTGCGTGCGGAAATTTAGTTGTTCCAACTACAGAACAGAAGAATGTTACTGTAACGAGGTTAGTTGGAGTTACTAAGCATCCGAAGACGCGGATTTGCATGGAAGTAATGGGCGGACTATTCGTTAAAGTACCAGTGTGGGCACGGTGTCAGAAGGAATGTGCGTATCTAATCTACTCGTACGAAACGCACTACACGAATGTGCTCGAAACTTATCCTGAATTGAGAGGACAGATTACTAAAGGTCAGGCGAATTACGACATTTACGAACAGTGGGGCCGAAATTCACCGCAATACAGGGGTGAGCAGCCACCGAATAATGTGACGGTTAAGAACTGCTGGTTCAGACCGGCTCTGTACAATTTACTTCAAGATAATGAATTGAAGGTTCTTCAGAAGGCGTATCCAGATGGCGTCAATGTTTGTATCGCTAATGACAAGTTTGCGCATGTTGAGAATGCGTGTCTGGATGACTATTGGACAATTATGTCAAATCCTCTATCTGATTATATTCATTTTGATCCTCTTGGTGTATTGCTTACTCCTTGCCAAGAGGTCACGAATGATCTTATTTCGCTCACAGTCCAAACAATAGAACACGGGATTCCTCAGACTTTCGCTGACCCGAAAGTATTGAATTTCAATTCGTATAGAAATTCTGAGGTAATACCCGGAGGAATTTATCCGGCTACACCGAAAGCTGGTAAGAATCTTGGTGACGCATTCTATGAGGTGAAAACTGCTACACTGAGTCAGGAAGTTCTACCATTCGCACAAAAGATTCAGGAACTCGCTCAACTAGTCTCCGGTGCTCTACCATCACTATTCGGCGGGCAAATGTCAGGTAGCCGAACTGCATCAGAATATTCGATGAGTAAAAATCAGGCATTACAAAGATTACAGACTGAGTGGACTATGCTAACTTTGTGGTGGAAGGAAATCTTCGGTAAAGTCATCCCGATGTATATTAAGGAAGTACAAACTGATGAGAAGCAGGTTCAGAAAGATGAGGCTGGTAATTTCATTAATGTGTTCGTAAGGAAAGCTGATTTAGAAGGTAAAATCGGTTCGGTTGAATTGGAAGCGAATGAAAATCTTCCGATTACGTGGAATCAGCAGAAAGATACATTCATGCAATTACTACAATCACAGAATCCGACCATAGTTAATTCACTTCAAACACCAGATAACTTGCAATATTTTAAGCGCGCAACTGGACTAACCGATTTCGTTGTGCCTGATGAAGACGATAGACGAAAACAATACGAGGAAATCGAACAGTTAGTTAACTCGGAACCAATTCAAGTTCCTCCAGATCCAATGATGGTGCAACAAGCGGTTATGGCTGGAATGCCGCCGCCACCGCCACAGATGCAACCATCAGTTCCAATTGATTCGGATCTGGATAATAATGCACTCGAAGCCGAAGTATGTCGTAGATGGTTGGTAGGAGACGCGGGCCGGTTGTGCAAGATAGAGAATCCGCCGGGCTATGAGAATGTTCTGTTGCATATGAAGGCGCATAAGGATGTGCTAATGCAACAGATGATGGCTCAGCAACAGATGATGGCACAACAGGGACCACCGCCACCACAACTACCATCACAACCAAGACCACCTGCTAGAGCGGGTGTACCAATGGGAGCAAATCAAGATGCGCAACCTACTGTTCAATAGTTCCTTTCTATACGACGTAGAAGGCGGTGGTGCTGATACTGGTGTCGCTGATAAGCCGCTGAGTATCAGCGAGACTGTGGAGAAGTTAGGTGAAGAAGAGCCTAAAGAAACTATTGAAATCGGTGAAGAAGGCGAGAAAGAGAGAGAACAAGAGGGAGAAGAAGAACTTGAACCAAAGGATGAACTTGCAGAACTTGAGGAAGAACTTACTGGTCCGAAGGAGGAAAATCTAGAATTAGTTACTCCGGTTAGACGGGGTGAAATACTTGCGAAGTATCCGAATGTCTTCAAAGATTTTCCATATCTTGAGAAGGCATACTATAGGGAACAGCAATTCACTGAAACATTTCCAACTATTCAGGAAGCTAAGAATGCTGCTGAAAAGGCAGGAATACTAGATAATCTAGAACAGCAAGTGATGGGTGGGGATATCAGTCAGGTTCTTCAGGCGGCTAAGAATGAAAGTTCTGAAGTTTTTGCTCGAATTGCTGATAATTATCTTCCTACTTTGCGTAGGATTGATCAGCAGGCTTATTATCATGTTCTTGGGAATGTAATCAAAGATACCATCATTACGATGGTTCGAGAGGGAAGAAATCTAGGTGAACAGGGTCAGCCACTTCAGGCGGCAGCGAATATTCTGAATCAGTTCGTATTTGGTTCACAGACGTTTACACCGCCTAGAAATTTGGCACAACAGCAAGACCCACAGTTAGCTGCGCAGCAACAGCAATTTCAGCAAGCGCAGCAACAACAGTTCATGAGTCAGTTTGAAACTGTTCGAGATGATCTCCAGATTCGAGCTGATAATGTGCTGAAATCTACGATAGATCAGCACATCGATCCTAATGGTAGTATGAGTGATTACATTAAGACTCATGCTACTGCTGAAGCCTTCAATAAGCTAGAAAGTCTGATGGCGCAGGACAATCGATTTCATGTGCTTCTCGATAAGTTGTGGGAAGCAGCATTTCGTTCTGGATTTAGTAAGGATTCGACTGATAAGATTAAATCCGCGTATTTGTCGAGGGCGAAAACACTGTTGCCGACAGTCATTAAATCGGCCAGAAATGAAGCATTACGCGGAACTGGTAGTAGGAATTCAGAAGAACGGCCGTCAAGACGCGGCCCAATACCACAGGGACGGTCCACTTCCCCGCAAAGTGGAAATAGTAGAATCAAGAAAGCATCTGATATACCGAAGGGCATGAGTTCGTATGACTTCCTAATGAAGGATTGAACATGTCCACGTCACTTAACCAAATTCATTGGGTGGCTGGTTTATTGGAAGGTGAGGGCTTTTTCGGCCTCACAAAAAATTCTCCAACCATTGCATTGAAAATGAACGATGTTGATGTGGTGGAAAAGTTCAAGTCTGTGGTGAAAACTACGGATAAGATTTTTCGTGAGGAGAGATTGGGTGGGAATCCAGCATATGTTACGAAGTTATATGGTGGACCTGCCATACAGTGGATGATGACAATCTATCCTCTCATGGGATTGAGGCGTAAAGCTAAAATTCGTGAAATCCTTCAGTATTGGAAGTCGCGCCCTAGCAGAAAACAGCTACTTGGCAATGCAAGAATGATCAAACTGATCATGTTGTCAAGGGGAGTTTCTGAAGAAGAAGCAGAAGTTATTCTTCTAGAAACTATGGCTAGATAGCGGGGAGGAGAATGCCTGCTGTAAATGAGGCACAGGTAGCAGCAACCGAACTAGAGAATGTAATTCCTAAAGTTCGAGTGCTGTTCGAGAGAGACGACAAGTTTTTCTCTACAATCGAGAAAAGAGATGTAGAGAAAATCTCCAATCGTCAGATGCGCGTTCCATTGGAATTGAGACCTGGAGGAATTTTCCAGTACTTCAATCCTGATGGTGGCGATCTAGGACGAGGCGGTGGACCCACGTTCGATAAGGCTGTAGTAACATCAGTCTTCACGAGTTTGGGCATCGAATACACAAAACTGGCTCAGTGGGCAACTGATGATGCGCGTAAAGCTGTCATCAATACTGTCCGTCGTTTAACTGCTACGGCACTAGATGAAATGCGTAGACAGTTGGACAGTCAGTCAATGCAAGCGGGTGATGGAGTAATTGGAGTAGTTACGTCTGATACACCAGCAGGTGGATCTAACGTACTTTCACTTACTACGGATGGATTCGGTGCGCGATTGATGAGATTTGGACAAAAAGTCCAAGTTTGGGATACCGCACTCGCAATCAATCGTGGTACGGCTCAGATTACACTGCTAGATGTGGAGAACAAGATAGTTCAGTTGACCCCACAGATAGCTGGCGTAACGGGTGGTGATAAGATTGTGACGGATGGATTGGCTAATCCTGCGTCACTACCTGCACTATTCGGTGTGCCGTATCATCACTCGAATGCTTCATCTGGAACATGGCTTGGCTTTTCGCGTAGCACTACGCCAGAAGTTCGAGCGAATAGAGTAAATGGTGGCGCTGCTGCATTGACGCTTCCGTTACCACGTCTTGCAATCAATAAGATTGGTAACAGGGTGGGAATTGATAATACATTCTCACCGAAAGCATGGACGCATCCATGTCAGCAACAGGCTTACGAGGAAATCGGTCAGCTCGTAAGTATCATCCAGAAAGCTCCGCGTGAGGAAGGGCTGAATATGTATTTCAGCGGTTCCAACATGCAGCTTGCTGGAGCACCAATTACTGTATCCTACAGTTGGGATAAGACACGCATCGACTTCGTTGTAACGGAAGTATGGGGTCGTGGCGAAATTCTCCCAATTGGATTCTACACTACTGATGGCAGAAAGATATTCGAGTTGCGTGGACCATCTGGTGGCGTGGCAACAGCGGATATCTTCTACATGGTCGTAGGAATGCAGTTCTTCGTGAACAATCCACCTGCATGTTCCTACATTGATAATTTGGCTGTTCCTGTTGGATACTGAAAGGAGCGAATCATGCCTATCCTTCAATCAGATTGGCAGCAACTTGCTCCATCAGCACCGGGAGCACCAGTTACTATGGCATCGGCGGCAACAATTGCGCCGACTACTTGGCTCACAATTCTGACTGGTAATACTGCTGTTGCTACTATTACTCCTCCAGTTCCATTCGGACATACGCTCGCGCTTCAGTTCGCTGGAACTGCTGGAGTAGTGGCTACTGGAAATATTCTGACTGCGGTAGCTAGTGTGGCTGGTGTTGCTACGTTGTTCACATACAATCCAGCTACCCAGAAATACGTGCCAATTCAGTAGCATATGGAATCGGGTTGGGGGTGGAGGATGATTCCAGGAACAGTCAGTAAGATGTCTGAAGGTGCCATGCCATCGGCTGCGACAATTTATCCGATGTCTGACATCGTTAAGTTGACTGGTACTACTCAGGTCAACAATGTCATGCCGGCATTAGGAGTTGCTCAGTGTCAATTCCTAGTATTAATTCCGGTAGATGGTGCGATAGTTCTGGGGACTAGTGGTAACATTCTGGTAGGCGGAACAATGCCACAGAATAAAGTTACTACCTTGATTTTCGTTCGTTCACTCGGTAAGTGGGCGCTCGATATTGGAACTTAACTGAGGGTGGGGACTTCGGTCCCCACTAAATTATGGAATCAGTTGAAATTTTGAATGAACGGCTTAGGTCGATATACGGACTTGATTCAAATACTGCGAAATCAATCTTCAGAATAGTATGGTCAGAGGACCAACTTGAAAAAAGACTAGTTGATACACTGGATAGTGGCATATTACTGTTACATCCTGAAGTAAGAGAAGTTAAGAAGTATCCTTACATCAGACGGCGATACATTTTGGAAAGGTTGGTTGTAGTTCCTGATGTAAATCTCAGTGAACTCCCAACACAGAAGTTATCTTATGAGCCAATTTGGACGTATGAGGCGAATGGTAATGCGCTTCCACCAACTTGGCCTGCTACTAAAGTCATAGTTGACATACTTTATGCGGCATTAGGTAAAAAGAGTCTAAGAAAATACATCGAATCTGAGAAAAACACAACTGAAGAAGGACGAATCGAACGAGTTAAGAAAATTCAGGAAGAATTATTCGGAAATGAGACGGAAACTGGTGATGCGCTTCGGTATAAGGAAGGAATTGTGGTTCCTTCTAGTTATTCAGGTCAGAAAAAGGAGTAATTTGTGCCCGAAATAATTCCAGATGCTATCACTGGTGCAGCTCCTTGGATGGCGACTGTGAATCGACAGATGATTCGTAGTCCAATCAATCCAATGGATAAATCAACCATCGTTTCTATCCTTCCGAAACTAATTTCGGAGAGAAAAGTAACGATGCAGCCGGGAATATTTGAAATTCAGCCAGGAACTTTCGATAAACCGGCTATATTAGTAGTTGGAACTAGTAACTGGTGGAAAGAAGTGGGAGAACATGAGCCACTTCTTGAAATTTCAGTAGGTTCGGTCACTGTAGCTAATTCAGTAGTTCAAGATTACTGTAACGGACTATTCGGATGTAAAATGGGTGATAAAATGCCCGGATTGTTTTGGGTGCCGGGTAAATTTACTATTGAACAGATTAAGGCTCAGTTTTCTCCGCTATTACTTAAAGCAAGAGATAATCAAAAGAGATGGTTTCAGGAACTAGTAAGGGCCGCAGATATTCTATGGGCTAGAAGTAGTGGAAATCCACTCTCTATTTCGGATGATTCGCGCTTGGCTGCTAGGGAACTGAATCTTGAGAATAAAGAGTGGATGAATGACCTAGTGAAATTTGAATTAGTGAGATGCGTTGCGTGTGGCGCACTCAGAAATCCTCAATTTCCTATCTGTCAAACTTGTAAGGCAATAGCTGATCCAGAACTAGCTAAGAAGCTGAATCTGACCTTTGCTCAGTAAGTAGGAGGAAACATGCCAGTTAATTTGACGATGACGGCACAGACTGGACCTGCAAGACAGGTTACAGCAGGCACATTCACAGGCGGTGGAATATTGATTCTACCGGATAGAAAGATTCTACAGATGTTTCAAGGTGGTGATACGAATACGCCACCAATGAAGGAGTTCGATCTATCAACTGTCACTACACTCACTTGTGTTATCTCCGGACCCAACTACACGATCACAATGTCGTAAGGTGATTTATGGTGCGATACCATCGACCAACGAGGAGTCACAAAATGGCAGATGATGATGTGAAGAAGGAACCAGAACCAGCAGTAGAAAGTCACGAGTCTGCGCCTGAACCTGAAAAGGAGCCTGTGAAAGAGGCTGAGCTGAGTAAGGAGGAAAAGGAGAAGAAGGTATTACATAAGAAGGCTAGTGAAATTTTGGCGAAGCATGGTGGGAAGGAATCAGAGATTCCACTGAGCAGTGAATACTGGGATTTGATGAATAAGTATCGAGCTAAGTAGGTGTGAGATGAGCACCACAAGTTTAGTAGCCAGTGAAGTAATGGACCGTAGTGCGGGTCTGTTAAATGATCCGGCTAAAACTGACTATACCTACATTGTTCAGTTGCCATTCCTTAACATGGCAATCGATGAACTAGTGGAAGGACTAGAGGAAAGTAATGTCAGTCCAACTAATGAGACATCGGCTATAGTAGTTGTGCCGGTTGGCTCGAATCAGATTACACCGATTGAGAATCCAATCACTCCGCACTATCCTCCTGATTTGGTTGAAATTCAGGAGGTAAGTGAGAGGGATGC